CGCAGGTAGGCTCGGCTTCCAGCGGTCCCAGCAGCACCGGCACGTCCAGGTCGGCCGGGTGCCACTGGCGCAACACCATCGCCACGCGTTCGGCCAGCGTCATGGCCACGGTCAGGCGGGCCTCGCGCTTGGCGTGCTTGGCCACCACGAAGGCCGCCAGGCGCACGCTTCGCACATCGCGGCCCGACAGGCGCTTGCTGTGTGCCTCGGGCTTCCAGCCCAGCACGGTGATCAGCACCGCCGGGCAGGTGTAGCTGGTCGCGTCGAACTCGGCCGAGTTGAACTCGCCGCCATAGGCGCGCACCTCGGCCAGGTCGGCGCGGGTGAAGCTCGCGCGCAGTCGGTCAATCACCGCAGTGAGCAGCACGGCGCTCATGGCTGGGCGCGCCGGATCTCGGCGATCAGGAAGTTGCCCAGTGCCGCCTCTTGGCGCGGTCCGATGCCCATCACCGGCCGAGCCTTCATGGTGAAGCGGTGGCCCGTGCGGCCAGTCTCGCCACCGAAGTGGTTGATCGCCGCGTACACCAGCGCAGAGCCCACCTCGACGCCGCCGCCCACGAGCTGGTACACGTAGCTGTCGTAGAGGTGGTGATGGTCGATCAGCGTCTTGCCCTTGCGGTTGATCGCAGCCTTGCTCTGCGGCATGGCCGACCCGTCGAACAGCTTCTGGCCGTCCAGGTTGTCCTGCACGTCGCCGACCAGGTACTCCCCGATCTCGCGCCGTGCGCTGTCGAAGCCATCGGCATCCATGATGGCCAGCATGGCCAGGTGGTGCGTGATGGCCGAGTCGTTGAACCCGGCGCGCAGCGCGGTTCCGCTCACCGCACGCCCCCGAACTTGCACCAGTCATAGGCGCTCTTGGCCTGGCCGCTGCGCACGCCGGCCACCGCCGCCACCGGCGTGCCATCGCTCACAACCAACTGCACGCGCCGCGCGGCCACATCGCGCAGCCAGGCGCGCCAGGTATCGCAGGCCTTGGCCATGCGCTCGGTCGCGTTGTCGTCGTCGTCGGCGATCGACCAACGTGTGAGCGCGAGGCAGCAGTCTTCCAGCGCGCTGGCGTTGGCATCACCGGCGGCCAGCGGCAGCGTCACGACACCGCGCAGGTAGCCGTCGATGATGTTGCTCTGCACTTCGAGCGCGCGGGTCAGCCTGGCCAGCGCTGCAGTGGCAGCGGCTTGCTCGGCCGCGCTGGGCGTTCCTGTCCAGGTGCCTGCGATCGCGTCCTGCAGCAGCGTGGCGGTCAGCAGCTGCTCTTCGTCGGCGAGCTGCTGCGCCGTCTCGGTCAGGCCGAAGTGCTGCAGGTAGAGGGCCGGCGTGGCGTAGGGCATACGCCCATGGTGTCAATCGCGGCGCCGGCCGTCCTGGTGAAACTGTTCACTCTGCCGGCACGGGGTCCAAGGCGACCCGCTTCCACTTGTCCTTCGACAGCCCGCGGTCGTTCAGATACAGCTCGGTCATCTCCAGGTCGCTGTGGCCCAGCAGGGTCTGCACCACACGCGGCTCAATGCCCTGTTCGACATAGGTGCGTGCGGCGCAGGAGCGGGCCTCGTGCAGGCTGGGTCGGCGATGCGTGCCGGGGTCGGCATCGCCGAGCACGACCTTGATGTGCTGGCAAAACCGCGCCGACAGGCTACTGGCCTCTATAGGCCGACCATTGGCCTGGCGCAGCAGCGTCGCCCCTGGCTTGGCCGACTGGCGGCAGTGTTCGATGACATCGCCGAGCGTCATGCCAATGCAGTCCAAACGCAGCGTCAAAGGGATCTCGACCCTGGCGCCGTAGCCCTTCCCCGCTTCCTTCTGCTGCTCAACGCGCAGATGGCCATCCACGATGTCATCGAAACGCATCTTCGCCAGGTCAGCGCGCCGCTGCCCCGTGGCCAGCGCCAGCAGCAGCAGCGATTCGACCCAGCGCTGCGGGCTGGCCTTGGACAGTTCGCGCATCTGCATCCACACGGCCAGCTCCAGGCGTTCTCTCAGCACCTTGTGCTTGGGCGCCTTGACGTCGCGCGCGGGATTCGTCTCCGTCCATCCGGCTGCGACGGCCTCCGTGAACACGTCACGCAGCTCAGACAGCACGCGCACCGCCAGGGCGCTGCGTTCCTTCGGGATAGATCGCAGACCGCTGGCCACGGCCTGAGGCTTCATGGTGGCAATCGGCATCGCACCCCACAGCCGCCGCACGTGCGCCAGGCTGCTGCGCCGGTTCTTGATCGTCTGCGCCTTGTAGCCGCGCGTGAGCAGGATGCCGTCGTGCACATCGAGCCACTCACCCAGTGTGCGCTCAGCTGGTGCTGCTGGTGGCGGCGGCGGGGCCGGTTGAGGCGGAGGCGGAGGTGGCGGTGGCGCTGTTGCCGGGGCTGCTGCTGGCTGATCTACTGGTGACAGCGGAGCGGCCTGTGCGGCCAGTGTGGCCAACTGCAGCGCGCCGGACTGACCCGCAGCCGGCAGCGCGCGCAGCATCTGAGCCAGGGCCTCAAGGAATGCGGCGATGTCAGCCGGGGTCACGTGCGTGAATGTCGCTCATACATTCACTTAGTGAATCACTTTAAAGACGAGTAGGGAGCCCCCGGTTCGACCGGGTCAGAACCCCCGATTCGCGTGATGCAACAATGAGCCGATGAGCAACACCAGCCAGAAGCCCAAACTCGGACCGCCCTTCAAGCCGGAGAGCGAGCGCCGTGTGCAACGGTCCATTCGGTTGCTGCCACGTCACTGGGAAAAGATCGACGCAGCTGGCAAAGCCGAGTTCGAGAAGCTGATCGAACGCTGGGAAGTGAAGACCGTGGGGTCTAGCAAGCCCTGATCGGCGGCCGTCTCTCAGGCGCCGGTCTGGGGGCTGGGATTCAGCCCTGGCCCTTGGCGATTGCCGCGTCGATGTAGGCATCGACCTCGGCGCGGGCGTACTTCACGCCGTCGAACTCGACCGGCACGGACAGGTAGAAGTTGTGCGGCGGCACGCTGGTGTCGCGCAGCCAGCGATACCGGGCGGCATCGGCTTCGGCACGCTCGCTGGCTGCACACCAAGCCAGGAATGCCAGCTGGTGCGTGTCTTTCTCGTAACGGCCAGGGGCCACCCAGGGCGAGACGTTGCCAGCATGCTGGCCGGGGTTCAGCCACGCTTCAAAGGCAGCGCGCATCTGTTCTTGGCTCAAGCTCAGACCTCGTAGTCGTCGGGCAGTTCGTCGCCGCCCTGGCTATGCTGCGGTGCCTTGCGGTAGTCATAGACCGGCAGGCTCATCGCCAGGCGCAGTGCCATCGCGGCCGTCTGGATGGCCTCCTCGCGGATGTCCTGCTTCGTCACGCCCTTGTGGGGCTCGTAGGTGTGCTGGAGCATCGCCTTCGTCAGCTCGCCGAACTCCTCGCCCAGCACGGCCAGTGCGTGGAGCGGATCGGTCGGCCAGGTCGGGAACTTGGCGGTTGCACGGGCCAGCTCGGCCATTACTTGATCTTGGATTTCCATGTTCACCACCTCTGGCAGGTGGGATCAGGACTCGTCGCTGTAGACGCAGCGGTCGCACGTCGGGCAGAAGCCCTCGCGGCCACGCTCGACCACGCCGTACGCCTGCACGTTGACCATGCCGACTCTGGCCTTGCTCAGCAGGCTGCTCACCAGGGGGCGGCACGTCTCGCACGCGGACCTGTAGCGCTGCAGCGCGGCCGTCGCGGCCTCGATGTCTCGCTCAAGGGCCGCGCCGACCATCTCATCCAGCTCGGCCAGCGTGAAGCGGTTGACGGTCCCGGGCACGGTTACTTGCCCTCGGGGCGCTTGGCCAGGCCCTGCGCGGCCAGCAGCTCGGCCACGTCGTCGACGTGCAGGCAGTCCACCATGCAGGCGTAGTCATTGGCCGGCTGCACGACGGCGATGTTGCCGTTGCAGTAGTCGTTGCCGGGCACGGCGCTGTGAAGCACGCCGTAGGAAACGACCTTGCCGCCTTCGAGCTTGACGATCTTGTCGCCGTTCTTGGCCTCGCGGCCGTTGCGGTAGTGCATGTCAGTTCCTTTCGAACTGGGGTTGAGGGATGGGTGGGCGGGTCGGCGGTTCAGCCGCTTAGCAGACTGGGTGCTTCGCGCACCCGAGCTGACCTTCCCGTGATTGGCATGCGCAGCCGAATGGGCCGCGCTGGCACGCAGCCTGGCGGCTGCATCGACGGTTCAGCGCGATGCGTAGCACCGGGTCCGTACGGGCCAGGCTCTGCAACGTGGCCTCGACGATGCGTTGACGCAGCGAGCGGGCTGCGGGTGCTGGCTTCTGGTTCTTGGTCATAGCGTCACCACCGGCAGGGGCTTGAATTGGCGCGCATCAGAACGTGTACTGCACGCCGTTGATCGTGACCTGCACCGTGCGCAGGCCGACAATGCAGGACGAAATCACCGCGCCTGGGGTCAGCAGGTTGGCAGCCGTGTTCCACTGCGTCTGGTAGGGCGAAACCGGAAACGATGCGTCGTCGTACGTGTAGCCGTGGAAGTGCTGCACCCCCAGCGCAGCGAAGACCACCATCCGCTGCGGGTAGCGCGTGCCGATGCTCGGGGCCGCCGCCTGGAACCCGCTTTCGGTGCACCAGATGGGTTTGTTGATGTTGTTTGCCACGCATGCCGCCCGGATTGCGCTGACTGCCTGCGTGTAGTTGATCGGGTGCTCGTAGACGTGCACCGACTGGGTGTAGTAGTGCCAGCACACTCCATCGAGCCAATCCGCCAGCCTTGCGCCTGCGCCGTCGCTGACACCCAGCGCGGTCTGCAGAGTGGCCGCCGCGTCGTGTCCCGCCAGGCTTGGTGACAGGATGACCGCAGCCGGGTCAATGGCACGAATGGCCTGCACCGTTGCCTTGGTGTACGGCCCCAGCAACGACAGGGCATCGGCGTACACGCTGGTCTGATCGATCTCATTCCACAGCTCGTAGATCACGCCGGTGCGGCCATGCGTGTCCCGCAGCCGCGCTGCCAGCGCCGTGACGGCCACAGCCCACGCCGTCAGGTCATCCGGGCACATGTTGGACTTGCCACCCAGGTAGCTGCCGCCGACAGCCGCCCGGCTGGTCATGTAGTCCGGCGGCGCACCCAGCGTGACGATCAGGCGCTTGTCGGCATTGCTGGTGCAGAGCTGGTCCAGGATGTCCCAGTTGTAAACGCCGGCCGCCGTGTTGAGGTTGCGCATGACGCACCGCCGGCTCAGGCCCAGGGTGCCGCGGTAGTCCCACGTCCGCACGGTGCTGTGCGTGATCGTTGACGGCGCGTTTGCGATGTCGCTGGTGCTGAGTCCAATGTACCCAGCAGGCACTGTCACCGAAGATGACAGCAGCTCTGCCTGCTGGGTCAGGATTTTGGACGGACGTAGAACGCGAACGATTCGATGACCGCGTAGTCGGTTGCCGTGTTCAGCCGGATGGCGTGCGTGAATGTCTGCGGCTGCGTGGTGTCCAGCGTCAGGTACTTCATGCCGCCAGCGTTGCCCGGGTCTCCGTTCTGGCTGTTCAGACCGAATTGAGCCAGCTTGCTGCCCCGGTTCTTCACTGTGCCGAGCGCGCCGTGGTATGGGTTGGTCGTGTGAGTGGCCCCCGACAGCACTTGCGCGCCCAGGTACGTGTTGTAGATCTTCTGGTTCGCACTGTTGTTGTTGTTTGTGGCGCGCTCCCAGTACAGCGTGCCATTTGCCCCCATGACGTCGGCCGGCACGATGCAGGACGGCCCAGGAATGTCGGCGCCGGTGGCCTGGGTGTAGGCGCCTGGGCCGGCTGCCACGATGGGCGTCGGGGTTGCCGGGATCGAGGGCTGGCCGCTGGTATAGGTGTCAGCGTAGATCGTCCCGATGGTCGCGCCGGTCAGATTGGTCAGGTACCAGCCCGCCGTGCTGCCAGCGAAGACAGCACCCGCCGGGAAGTAGCAGTAGCACCAGCCATAGACCACGTTGAAGGCCGTCAAGCCCGACAGGTTGCCGTTGCTGGCCACGCTGCCACTGCTGGGCATCACAAACGGAATGCCCGACTGAGCCAGGGCGTAGGGAATCCCGTCCTTTGACACCAGGGCTTTGACGGCAGCGGCATCGGTGTTGCCGAGCACCGCCAAGTTGACCGGCGATCCTGCGCCGCCCTGGGTCAACTTGTCTTCGGTGTTCTTGTCGAGACCGAAGACGACGAAACCGTTGGGCACCTGGATGCCGTTGATCGTCTGGCCCTTGTTCAGCAATACCGGCATGGTGTCCTCGTGATGCACTCGCCGGGGCTCTGCGCAGAATGCGGTCACCGCGTACAGAGCCCCGGCATGAGACTCGGCGGTCAAGTCGACGCTCCGGGCTCCAGCACCATCACGTCGACCTGGTGGTGCTCTCAGCGCCCGCTCGGGCTACGTGTATCGATGCGGGGCTTTCACCCGCACCGGTCAGCCTCGGCGGACCTCATGACCAGGACACGCACTGGTCACCCTGCGCAGCCAGGCCAATGACCTGGCTGTCCTTGCGGGCCAGCGTCAGCCGGCCGTCTCGTCGGTGTCCTGGTCGGAGTGCGGCGTCACCGTGTGGCCCAGCAACGGAGCGGCCTGGTCGTCGCTGAGCTGCAGCACGCTGCCCGGCGCGTAGAGCACCAGGTCATGCTCCAGGTTGCTCAGCACGCGATACAGGCCCACCCCCGGGGCGCTGGCTGGCGCTGCGGAAACCGCGGGCACCAGGGCCGCATCGTCCACTGCGGGCGCCGGGCGTGCCTCCGTCGGGTCACCATCCGCAGCAGTCGCCTTGCCGCGGTCCGCCAGGGCCGTGGCTTCGGTGGTGGCGTCGTCAGCGCCGGCCTGGTCGTCGTGCTGATCGCCACCGTCCGCCGCAGCGGTGGTGGTGTCGGCCTCAGCGGTGGAGGATGCCTTGACCTGATCTGCCCGCTGTTCCTGGGCGTCATCGGCTGCAGCACCGGTCTCCGCGGCCACCGCCTTGGCGGCCGGCTTGGCTGCCTTCGCAGCCGTCGTCTTCTTCGCGGTAGCCATGATCAGGCGACCGCGTTCTGGACGAAGTAGCCCAGATCGTTGGCGGTGACGATCTCCTTGACCGATTCACCGGCCCGCACCATCACACCACCGCGCAGGCCGATGCCGCTGTTCTCGATCGTGCCGGCGATGCGGTCACCGTACTGGGCCGTGTAGCCGAACGTGACCTTACCGCGGGTGTTCGCCTGCTTGTCGCGGAACAGGAAGGCGGCATGCTTGCCCCACACGCGCGACATCGTCGCCGCCTGGCCGGGTGCGGCCGTGTTGACGTAGGCATCGCCGACATACAGCTCATCCAGCTCCAGCTGGTCAGCGATGGCACGCATGGGGACCGAGCCGCCCACGGTGCCGTTCTTGTAGACAGCGCCCACCACCTTGGGATGCATGCTCAGCTGGGTGGCCACCAGGCGGCCCAGCACGCCGATGTTCGGGCGCACGATCATGCTGTCGAAGTAGCCCTTGATCGCCACCAGCGGATCGCTGTTGACCTTGTCGGACCATTGGCCCGTACCGGACAGGGTGACCTTGTTGTTCGCGCCGTAGCTGGCGGCGTTGAACACCAGGTTGGCCGCACGCACCTCGCGGCGGTTCTCGACCGTCTCCATCACCATCTCGGTGGCCAGCGACAGCGGGTCGACCTGGGACGCCATGCCCT